ACCTAATTATAACTAAAAAAAACGGGAGCCTCGAATGAGACTCCCGTAGGGAACTTGGGTGGGCGTTGACGGATTCGAACCGCCGACCCTCTGCTTGTAAGGCAGATGCTCTGAACCAGCTGAGCTAAACGCCCAATAGAAAGCTATTTGATTGCGAGATTGCTAAATGCTCGGTTTCTCAAAAGTCCCTCGCGGGAGGAGGTCTGTATGCTGATGTTATGGCTAAACCTTCAGAATTTTGAGCCGCCCTCTCCAGGGCCGAAACACGGTTTGCATTTTAGCGAGAGGTTTTAGTGGGCGTTGACGGATTCGAACCGCCGACCCTCTGCTTGTAAGGCAGATGCTCTGAACCAGCTGAGCTAAACGCCCGTCTCGCTCTCAAAAGCGTTGCAAAGTTAGGAACTTTTTAGTTACCCACCAAATTTTTCGGCAACTATTTTCCAACTTTTTTCATTCAAATTCTGAAACAGTTTCAGTTTCAGCGATTTAGAAATGAAAGAAATTTCAGCCAAATTCTGCACTTCAACGCCGTCGGAGCGGATCTACGGGATTTCAGCGTCGGAGTTAACAGCAAGTATAATCCGCAAAACGAAGCGTTGCGAGGTTAGAAAACGAAACGTATATTTTCATAAAACGAAACGGCCTCCAATATTAGGCACTCATATTACAGTTGATAATTGTAAGTAGGCACTTATGGCCCAGAATAATAACGGCACTCGAACACCAATCGAATGCCGTTATTATTTAGTTAGTAGTCATATATTATAATGTATGCAGGGGATCGTTCATTATAATATTATTTATATATGTATGCCTGGTATACCACCATAATATCAATCTAATCTTGATTCAACACCTTATTCTGCAGTTGCTTCATCTTCTTCCGCTTGCTTTTGAGCGGCTTCTTCCTGCGCCTTGATGATGTTGTTGGCTTCTTCGGCGGAGATTTCTCGCCAATTGTCGGGGCTGTCGTTTACGGCGAGGTAAACCTTGGCATTGGTGACAACGCGGTTGAGCAAGTCGATGTCGTTGCTTGCTTGTGTGAGATACTTCCCTGCTTCTGCGGAGATAACTCGTGTGGTGTATTCTGTCTGTGTCATACTATTTTGTTAACTTAGGGTGAAACCTTTAGCTGTAATCTGTGAGATTTCACTATCTGATAATAATGCTTTTGTTGCGGATGAAAGTTTGAGGGTGCAAGTGTCGTATCCGGCAGTTGCACGGTCGTACAATAAAGCAATAGAGCGATGTAAACTAACCGAGCCAGAGCCTTGCCCCCATACGGTTAACCCAGATAAATCTGCGGTGGTTAACGCTGAGTTTTGACCTATGTACGATAGTAAGGCTGTTGTAATTGCCGTACAACCGCTAAATATGCTTGTCAGTGATGATGCGTTTCGAAGGTCAAGCGACACTGAAACTAATTTAGTGCAGCCATAGAACATATAGTTAAAGTTTGTACCTTCAGCTGTATCTAACGTAGTTGCCGCTGTTAACGAAGTACAACCTCTAAACATATGTCCGAAGTTAGTATTTTTCGCTGTGTTAATTGATGGTATAGAGGCTAACGCCGTGCAACCATAGAACATACTATAAAAGTTTGTACCTCTAGCAGTATCAAGTTGTGGTACAGATGTCAGTGCAGTACAGCCACGGAACATACTTGCGAAGGATGTACCTGCGCTTGTATTTAATGTAGGAATAGTGGTAATCAGTGTACAACCATAGAACATACTTGTGAATAAAGTGCATTTAGGTGTCTCCAATGTTGGGATAGTGTCTAACCTCTTGCAATTATAAAACATATACTCGCAAGTAGTAGCTGCACTGGTATCAATCTCATTCACACTTTCTAACGCCGTGCAACCATAAAACATATAGGAAAAGTTTTTAACTGCTGACGTATCAATACCTGCGTGCTTGTAATGGGTTAATTGAGTACAACCATAGAACCTTCTGTAGAGAATGCCAATACCACTGCCTACAGGAGTTACAAGCAAAGCGACAGCGCCTGTCGTTGGGAATGTGTAAGCTGTAGCTGGGGTTATTGCTGTGTCATTGTCAAGCCACAATATGCTGTCGATATTAGTAGTCGAATATAAGATTGTAGTAGCTGAAGACTTTGAGGTAACATCGTAGGACACAATGAAACCGTGATATTCGTTTTTCTTCCATATTAACGCTTTGCCTTTATACATGGCGATGGCTTCGTTGCCTTGGTAATATGCAGCTTTTATGTCTGAACTCTTGATAACCATTAGCCTTCCTCCGTGATTATGTAGATAGTATCATCGTCAATGTCACCTGATGCAAGCCAATCATCGTAATCGTCTTGGGTTAGCACTTCGACCTTGGCGTAATTACTCAGCTTAGAGTCGATAGTCTTAGCGGTGTAATAGTTCAGATTGAGATTGTTTTGTACAGTTGCGACCTTATTATCAACTTGCTTTTGAGTGTACACATCTGACGCATTGGCTTTATCTCCAATGGATTCTAAAAGTTCTTCTACTTGTGCCCCGGTATATTGTGAGTTGTATGCCATAGCCTAATTACGATTTTAATACGTTAAAACTACCGCCATCGGAGAGCAAAAACTCTCCGTTGGCAGCAGCGAAAACTTCACGCTTGCCTGTTTGGTTGACAGTCAATTTAGCAGATGCCTTACCATCGCTGGTCTTGAATGTAGCCACTATTGAGCGGTCAACACCTTCACATGGTTCTGTGCTGATGCTAACATAATCATTCGTGACGTCAAAAGCAATCTTTTCATTTGTTCCGTCACTCCAAAGCAGGGTTGTGCGTGTTGTAGCCATATTCGTTCCGTTAAGAGATTGACCAAGAGGTGTTAGAGTTAACGGTTACTGATACAGCAGTACCAGCGGCTGTCAGTGTGATAGATTCGGGTTCTACGCTGATACGAGCGTCACCTGCAGCTTGTTTAACCGCAATCTGCTTGGCTAATGAAGTACCACCTGCGGGGGTGACCTTCAGTGTTCGGGTAACTTCCGAAATCGTATCGTTAAGAGGAATTTCAAGCGCAATTGAGAACGCATACTCTGCGGTTGCGCCAGGGTCACCAGATACGGCTGCGCCATTACTGGTTGACTTGCCGTTAGCTGTGTAGGACGCAGGAAGAGAAACATCCACCGAATCACCTACAAATGCGAAGGTAAGTGATTTTGAGTTAGTTTTACCTGTAATGGTGACAGTGCCCGCCGCTTTGTCCGCAGCCATTTCCGAACCGTTATCAAACGATACGTATTCGGCTTTTGCTTCCTGCGTTACAGCGTATGTAACGGGACTTGATACACCAACTGCGGTTACTGTTACCGTAGTGCTACGGGTTTCACGACCAGTATGGACTGAGCCCGTGTTTGAAATCGTTTTGTTACCACTGCCCGAAGTGGGGTTAGTAGTCAACCAACTTGCTTTTGCCATGTGCTACTTAATAAATAGGTTAATATTAAATGAATTATTACATTAATCCAATCGCCAAGCGGTGTTGGAAATAAGTTCTATATCTGCAGTGTTGTTATTGCTTTCCATGAGGAAGATATAACGCGGAGTTACCTCTACCATCGGCACTTTACGTTGCCAAACGACATCTCCGTTGAATTTCAACGTGTTTATTTCAGTGCCGTTATACAACACCGTAATAGGTTCTTCTATGCCGTTTATGTGTATCATTAGCGTGTAACAATGTTTAGCGTTTTTGTTTCCTCGTCATATTCAAACTCGAAATTTAGCCTTGAAGCTAAATCTCGCTTGGCTTCTTCCGTCATACTATCGTAAGTAAGGTCTTTCCCATCCTCGCCCTTGATGTATGGCAGGATCATTTCAACTTCAGTCTCTTTGGGATTGTCCGGTCTGCCGTTAATGAGTTCAATATCGATTGGTTCAGCCGTGACGGTTTTCTTTGTGCCATCGGGGTAAATGCCGTTTGGCAACAACGCAGTAAACTCGATATGTAATTTGCCTACGCCTAAATTGTGGTCATTGCAAACTACATGGATTTTACCATTGTCGTTGAATAGATTGGTGCATACACCCCCGATATAGCTTGCAGAGTAACTACGAAACCCGGTCGAACATACCAACTTAAAGTCATAATCGGGAAAGTCAGCAAAGATGGGTTTGCCATCTGTGGTATAGCCGGCAATCTGCCGATATACAAAATCAAAATCTGATTTGTAATTATATTTTATCCCTCTTGCCATAGGCTTGTATATTGTTTATGAAGTTACGGTGATATATTGTGAAGTGTTGTAAGTCAGTACGCCCGACTTGGCAACGTAATAGCGGCGTATGCGCGTTGTGGTCGTTGTTCCCGATGAGTCGTTATTCGGTATTACCAAATCTTCGGTATTCGGCAAGTAATATTTGCCGTCAGCAATTCGATAACTTGACGCTGACGAAAATTCCGAATCTTTCAGTCGCTTCGTGAACGTCTTGCCATTCTGATTAGAATAAACCGTTTGAACCGTTGCGCCGCTCTTGACGTGAAATTCATAATACTCTGTCGCTTGTAATCTTACGTCAGAAGTAAGCAATTTCGCCGTGCTTGGCACTAATGCGAATGACTTCCACCAATAAGTCGGGTTGTCGGGCGATTCCGATGAGCCGTCGAGATACAATACATACGTCAGATTCCCATCTTCGTCAAAAACTTGCAAAATGCAATTCTGGGCGTTGTCGAAGTTGGGAGTTGCGCTTACTGTCAATGTCGGATTTAAGGTCGCAGATGTCGAAATAGCTTTGCTTGCAGTGCTGCTACTGCTATCGTCATCATCGCTTGCCGCTGTTGCTGACGCGCTTGTTGTTGCTACGGAATCTAAGCCGAATTTCACTGCAAGCGTTAAGCCGTCAGCGTGATAGAATCGTATGTAGGAATCGTTGCACTCGCTAATCGTGATTGTGCGCTTGCCGTTGACAATGGTTTGCAATTGCCCTACTTGGATAAGGTCTGCGTTAAGAATTCCACCTGCAAACAAAGCCGCCAATGCGCCATTGTTCAAAACTTTCACCTTATCAGCTTCAAGCGTGATACCCTCGTCAGCGTCTAAGGTCATGCCTGCGCGAGCCACGCCGTCTACTTTAACCGCCATTGAAATTTGGTCAGCTTGTTGGCTGATTACGCTTTCCAAATCATCAGCGGGCGCAACAAACGCTGTAGCTACCGAACCTTCTTCCAACTTTATATTCCAAAAGTTGGCGGTAAGCAAGCCGCTAAAGTCATCCCATAATCTCAGCACAAAGACAAGATACATTTGCGTCGTGCCGCTTATTGTATCTGCGCTATGCAAGTGATAAACTTTATCAATCTGAGTGTCATATGGTAGTCCGTTGCTATCTGAGGCGTATTCGCTTTCGCATAGCCATGTCGTTTGCGTCAGGTTGGAAATGCCAACTTTCAGTGCATCATCAGGAATTATGCTTTTGGTCGTGCCATCGCCGTCTACCGTTGGAGTGTTACTCGGTAATTCGCCCGATTGCGAAAGCTCGGCAACAAATGATACGGTATAATCCGTATTGCTCTTGAACTTGCTGCGGTCAATGGCAACAAACATTGCTACATATTTCCCTGCTGCAACATCATCTGACGTTTTTAGTTGCTCGTAAATCGCCGTTGCATCTTCAGGCTGATAATATGTGTCAAACAAATCTTCAGGATAAGCGCGAACTATGCCATCTTCCTCGGTCGGCAGTAAGTTGCGGCTTATTTTCCCGACGGTGCTTGCAATGCAACTTGCCGTTACTTCAAGCTCCGAAGTTCGCGTGTCGAGTGCAGTTGTGCGCTCAGTTAGTGCTGTAATAGCTTTGTCGGTAACTTCGAGGCTTGCTTTATATTGTGCGTTAAGCTGTGTTGCATCCGTTGTCACGGGTACTCCTTGACGGTCTAAAACGCTTGTTTCGTCATCGTCGTAGAGAATAAAGTCAACGCTCTTAATGTTGGTGTTAATTGTTTTTCCGTCTGAGTTGATTACTTGTATGCCGCGGAATACGCCATCTGTGCGCGTTGCTGTCATTTCTTCTGCATCCCATCCCATACGACGATATTTCAATATCTTTTCGTTAGTCGGTGTGCGCGTTTCGCCTTGCACCTTGTAAACCGTGCAACCAACTCGCTTCGTATCGCTCGTGCCGTCTACCGCGTCAACAACTACTTGTGTAACGTCGGGGATAACTTCGTAGATAATTGCATCGTCGCCCTTATCGCCCATTTCGCCTTTTAACTCCGCCCATGTGTAAGCGGCGTAGTCCGTCGGGTCCGCTTCGTTGTAGTCGGTACACGTTCCGATATAGAGTGCGCCTTTGAAGTAAGACGTTGAGAAGTCCGTTTTGCCATCAGCTGAGTTGGCATAGGCGAAATGTACGTAGGTAGTTTTGCCATTGTCGCCGGGCTTACCGGGCGTTCCGTCATCGCCATCAGCTCCAATGCGGCTAACGGAGTAATATTTAACGCTTGTGCCGTCGCTATATTCAACAACTATCTTTGACCATAGCCATTGCCCTAATTCAACGGTCGGCATTTCGGTATATGTGAACTCGCTATCGTCAGGCTGTGCGCTTGTGGTCGTGATAGCGTAGGTGACAGAAGTTGAATCTATACTTACGCTCGTGCCGTTTGTACCCATGCGAGCTACGGTATATGTTACCGTTGAATTGCCGTCGGTATAAACTACCGTTGTACGGGTCCAAAGATAACGCCCTGCCGACACTGACGGAATATAGTCATGCCATCCCGTAGTCGGAGCAGTCGTTCCGCTTGCCGCCGAAGCGTATTCAATTGTGGTTGATTCAATCGAAATACTTGTACCTTGTTCGCCTGGGCGAGAAGCGTACAAACTCATTGTGGCATATAGGGGCGTAAGTTTGTTTTTGGTCGCCTTAATATCCACGGTAGCGGAATCTGAGTCAGCGTCGTATGCTGATACGGTAATGCGGCGCGTTGATTTATCGTAGGTCGCTGTGCAATTGGTCGTTGTCAGCGTGATAGTCCAATCAGTTTCGAGATTAGCTCCGTTGTAGATATTGACCTCGCAAGTTGACGGAATACCCGAAGTAATTTCGCCCGCGGTGTTAAATCCAACGGCTTGCATCTGATTGGTCAAATAGATAGTGCGCTGCGCCAATTCACTTGTACGTTGGTCTAACTCTTGTGTACTTTCAACTAACGCTTGTATGCTATCGTTGGTGACTTGTAAGCTCGCTTGATAATCGCGATGCAAGATGGTTGAATCGGTCTGTATCGTTACGATTGACTTATCAATCAATACTTCATCCTGATACAAGCGGAATGTTACGGAGCGCATATCAGCTTCAGGCGTGATATCTCCTGAGTATTCTACTTCGTCATCGTCGCTATATACGTCTGTATCGTTATCGTATCGGCGTATGGTATAGGTTAGCTTTAATCCCGCGCTGTATGGTGCGGACAATAGCGTGTCGCCTGCAAACAGAACTTTGCCGTCATAAACCAACATTCCCGTCGTTGTTGTCGGGTAAGGGATATGAACTATTTTATCCGTACCGTTACACTTGTAAACTTCACAAGCTATTTCAGTGGGATTAAATTGCGCTTGGTCGTTATCGTCAGTGTATGTAAAGATATAATCACTTTGCGGTCTGAGCGTGTAAGGCTGATTGGCATTGTTGATTAATTCCTCTACATTTTGTTGCGTTGTGCCGTCGGTGATATAAAAATCTCCGGTGAACTTGTTGCCGTTGGGAGATATGCGAATCTGACATTGTGCATCTCCCATTACAAAGTCGTTGATTCCCTTGTATTGGTAGATATACGGACTTCCCTCACCATATGAAGCGATAATGATAATGTTTTGGCGGTCGGCGTCTGTGCGGTTGCCGACGGTGATTATACGGTCGCCCTCTGCCGGTAGACAAGTGGAATCTACGTCATATTCGCCCGATTTAGTTGATAGGGTGATATATCCCCATTCATCGCCTAATTCGTCAGTTTCTTCCCCAACGGCGGTTACTTCGCGCCAATAGTAACGATTTACGGTGTTACCCTCTTGGTCTTGTTGCAGATTAAAGGTTTCGCAACGCGCTAAGTCGCCAACGCGAAAATCATTGTAGATTTTTCGCCCCTCTGCATCCGACATCCGGAAATAGCATTTAACACCGTCAGTTACTTCTTCCGTATGGTCGCAAGTCATCGCTGCCGGCGAACTTATTTGCGAGCCGCCAACGTGCGTTTGCTGCTGTATCTCTACTTCTTTAGCCTTGAATTTCTTGGTAACAGTCAAGTCGGCAGTTTCAAGATGTGCTTCGCCATTTTCGTCAACATAGAACGTACCACCGGAAACGCTTGGAACGTAATTGCCAACTTCAATGCTCTTGTTAACAGTTAGCTCATTGCCAACGCTTGCATTACCGCCAACGCTTGCATCGCCTAAAATCGTAGCCGAGCGGCGTATCTTAGCCGTTTCCGCTTCGATATTGCCATCTGTATCAAACTTGCCGCCATTTGAACCGGCAACATATTCGCCAACTTCAATGCCGCTTAAAAACTTAATCAGATACTGAGCCTCATCCGGCGCGAGCTTTTGCAGGAATAAAGCCTTCAACTTAGTGATAAAATCATTTTCATTGGCTAAGGCTCCGGCCTCATCTGCATAACCTGCCTTTACTTTATATGCTGAAGAGGAATCTGAGTTCGACCATTTTTCGCGCAAATACAGATACCCATCAGCCGTTGATAGAGAGTCCAAGACGGTCTTATTGGCATGAGTATGGCCATCGCAGTTAGTAACTGTTGCTCCGGATCCGGTTACGATCACACTACTACCACCGCTACTACCACTAACACCGGCCTCTCGTAGTCGCTTACTACGAGGCTGTGCCGTGCGAGTCATTGTTATGACATTATATTGTTTATCCATCTTCCTCTACTTATATTCAATACCTTCGTATATATCGGCTGAAAATTCTGCCATCTTTATCTCACTTGCATCCTGCATCAGATCTTGGACCTCGCTGAGCAGCATATATCTACCGCTCATGGTCTCATCTGTAAGAACCTTAAGATCCGGTAACAACCTTACGGTTCCGCTAAGAGTTGCCTTACGACTTCCATATTGACTATAAACCGTCCCTATCAGTAGGCGTTCAAGCCTATCTGTAGCTCCGGCCCTATAAAAAGTCTGCGTAGCTTGATAATTCTTATCCATAATCAAACCACGTGCCGATGCACTATAGTTTTTCTCGCCAAGAGTCCCTACAATTGTGTCAATACTGTATTCTTCCTTAGCGCTTCGATTCACCCATGCCGTGTCCTCAATATCCTCCTGCTCTACACTAGTGCCATTTTTGTTCACTATCGTAATTGTCGGATCCTTATACATAAGCCATCGTGCTATGCTCCAAACATCTTTTTCCTCACGCTTATAATCAAATTGATGAATCCCGCGCCCAATCTGCAGTTCAAGCCATCCCCCTCTCGGTGGCAGATCAATAAATTCTCCCTCGCCGCGAGCTTCCCACTTCTTCGGCAAATCATCTCGGTAATATCCAATAATCTGCCTGTTTTTCTTCCAGCCTCCGAATCCTGATGCGCTCTTGCGATTCTCAAAATCATAATACGCCAAATACATGCAGCCCCAAGTTCCCTCTCCGCGAACCCAGCCACACTGCTCCTGCGTATACCCATTACCGAGCATCACCTTACTATTCTCGTAGTGATACAATATCTCCCCGCTTGCATCCCTCAGATTTAACGTTACCGGCACATAGCCAAAATTGGCCCAATCATTCAGACGGCCATAGTTCCCCTCTTCATTGGGATTCGAAGCACTTTCAAATGGGTTATAACGCACATCGAAAAGCGTACTAAGCTCTATCTTCAGCTGATAATTATCCTTAGCATAGCTGATAAATCCGATGAAAGCCTTTTCACTCGTAATAATAGGCTTAGAATAATACTTATCGTCATAATGAACCCTCGGGAAACTTCCTGTCAACTCATCATAGTTAAAATCCTTATTCCCCTTGTGGCCGTAAAACACACCAGCTTCATCGCTCCCGCTATAGGCGCTATCCAGCCTGAAAAACTGAGCACCATTCTCCAACGTCAGTCCAAGCCCATCCTGGTCTCCAACGGCCAACTCAAATCCGTCAGCAGCATCGTCCCAATCATTATCCATGAGCCATTTCGTCCCGGTTACCCCTTCCAAAACATCATCATGCTCCAACTCCCCGTTTATCAATTCAGAGTCTGCATATGGTGAAAACGTTACAACAACATCGTTGTAGACAACATCTGCTCCCAACACTCCATCGTCGCTTTTCCACCATACTCCCTCTTTTTCCAGCCCATCGTAGATAGCATTCAAATCGTAAATATAAATCTTGCCTCCCTTCTGAACTATCCTAAGAGCGAATGGTTGAAGTACAGCCTCCAGCACTTCCCGGTAAGTCTTCGCTTCCCCATCCTCATCATAGAAATTATCATTCAGCAAATAAATGCTGCTCAAGTCTAACGTATTCTCATATTTATATTTACTTGTACTTATCAACTTCACTACATTATCATAGCTCAGCCCCGCAGCCTCTATGCAAGTCTGCAGTATCTCCTCCATCGTGCTCACCCCGGTCTTATCCCAGCTCTTTCTATCTAAGATCGCGAAATCCGAAAACGAGAACTCTACCTCATAATCCCTCCTATAAGAATATGGCTCCTCATACAGCTCCGGATCCAACATACCGCTCCAATATAGCCTCCCGTTTCTATATACTTCAGCCTTAATCGTGCCCGGTTCTATCGTATAGAGATTAACATATTTCCTATCCGTTTCGCTAACCAGCGTCAATGTCATCGCCGACGACTGTACCGGCTCTATCTTGTCGGTCTCCGCCCACTCTATGCTCACAGGCGTATCTGCAGCAAAAATCAGATCCCCAACTCTTGCCATACTCTCGTCAGATCCAAGTATCATTACATCATAATGAACTCCATCTACGCTTACAAACGAACCCTCATATAGCGTCTTCATATCCTAATCCTTGATCCTATCTTGTTCTATTTCTCATTCGGTTCTCCTTCTGCAACACCCCGACCAGTGTGCGCCCCTCTATCCTGAAACGCACTACTCCGCCGGCGCCTATCCCCTGAGGCTCTATTAGCTGCTTAAGCTTATTCAGCGGTGCTACTACCTCCGGGTTATTCGCTGCGCCAGCATACTCTCCAAAAATACCCAACGTCGGCCCGTATGCTATACCTCCATCTGCAAACTTTGGCAACGCTGCCATAATGCCAAGCATCGCTGCTATCATACCGCCGGCTATCGCAATACCTACCCAGGGGATGCTGGCATGTGCTGCCATTGTTTTTGAGGCTGCCTCTCCTATCTTAGCGCTCGTTACTACTCCTGACGCAACAGTTTCCTCTTCAGCGGCTGCAACGTCTATTCCAGCACCTACTTGTGTCGCCTCAGCTGCTGCCATGGTGGTCCCCATTTCTGCTGTTTTTGCAGCTGTCACCATTGTTGATGCTGTGGTCTGCTCTGTAGCTGCTTCCACATCAGTTTCGGCCCCAACTTCTGTAATGGCTGAGGCTGCTTGCGCCGCTCCCATCTCAACCCCCTTCGAAGCTACTACTACTTCTGAAGCGGCCTCTTTCTCGCCGGCGGCTGCTACTGCCATAGCAGCATCCGTCTCCGTTGCCGCCGTTGTTTCCTTGGTCGCTGCAACATCCGCCTTTTTCGTAATTCCCAACACCTTCAGTACGGCATCTACTATCGACGCTATCTTGCTGAACGAGTCATAAACCTGTATGGCGCTGTCTACTACTGAGGTCATTTTCTTCCAGGCATTACCATCCCCCTTCAAGGCATCTGTAATCCCTTCTATGCCATTGCCTACTCCCTTTACAGAGCCCCAGGCATCATTCAGTTTAACGGAACTCAGTTGTACCTCATTCCCATATTGTCGCCATTTCTTTATAAGCTCCTCTATCTCGCTTCGCTCCGTTTTGCTTACCGGGTTCTTCTTATCGTCAAGCATCCCTTGGAGCTCTCGAATCTTCTTCTTGATCCCGTCAGCTCCTATTAACTGAAGCTCCATCTTCAGCTTCTTCCCGCTTAGTCCTTCTATGCGAGTAGTGTCTACTCTCACTTCCGCTAGAGTCGTTCCCCTTTTTATGGCTTTTTCTTTCTCCTCTAAAGCTAATATTGTCTGCTGAATCCCCTCTATCTCGCTCGAATTGGCGTTCTTCATCTTCGCTTGATAATACGAAATCGCGTTCTCCAACTTCGTTATCGTATCGAGCTTCGAGATATCTTCGGGCATCTTCATCGCCGCCATCGCATCATCCCAGCGCTGCTTTAGTTCCTTTAATGCATTGATATGAGCCGCTATCTCCCCACGCTCCGATTCGTTTACTCGCTGTAGTTTACCCTCATAATAGGTTATTTCGTCATTCAGCTCGCTATATGTCTTAATCTCATCAACCGGTACCTCTACATGTCCTGCATCCTCCATAGCATCTTTCAGTGCTTGGAGGTTAGCTATTTCTTTGAGAATAGCAGCCATCTGTTCTCTGGGCGCATTATTTAATAGAGATTGTTGATAGGTCAATGCCTGATCTATATCAGATAATGTATCTAGAGTAACCGGTTGGCTGAATGAGGCCTGTAGGTTTTTAATTGCTTCCTGGCTTTTATTGAGCTTTACAATTAATTCGGATAGACGCTTAATTTCGTCAACTTCCGTAGGATCTAATTTTTCAAGTTTGGTTTGATAATATGAAATGTTATTACCAAGTTCCTTATATGATTTAGCATTGGCAATAAGATGTTTCCCATCATATTCAGTATTTTTGCTTGATGATGTCGACAGATTGTATTGCTTACCCAATTTATCATAGCGAGCCTGCATCTGTTTAAGCTTTTGAGCTTCTGCATCTGCATTTTTTGCATTAGTACCTGCTAATTGCTTAACTTTTGCTTCTTGACGTTCAATAGCTTGGCCAAGTTGTTCATAGCTCATTTTCTGCCAATCTATTGCTTCTTTTGCTTTCAGTCCAGAGTTTGCTACTTTTTGATTAGCATCTGCTACCTTTTCAGTCGACTTAGCTTGCTTATCCAAGTCGTCAGCGACCTCTTTTGCGTCATTCTTATCTGAAATGCCGAAGAACTTCTTAACCCATTCCCATGCCTTTTTAACGACGGTCGAAACCTTTTCAAATGCTGCTACCAAGTGTGACCAAATAGCACTTGCCACAATTTTTATTACGCTCCAAACCTTATCGCATATTTTACGAAAGCTTTCGCAATTGTTATATGCTGCTATAATAGCTGCAACTAATGCGGCTATTGCTAATACAACAATAGCAATCGGGTTAGCACTCATGATAGCGTTAAAAGCGATCTGAGTAACAGACCATATTTTTGTAGCAGCGGCAACTACTTTTTGAGCAATAGCAGCTCTACTTGATGCTGAAGCGAAAGAAATAATTTGAGAGCCCAACAGCTTACATGCATTTGACAACTCGCGACAACTAATTAACCCCATTCCAAATTGTGCAAGAAGACCCGCGAATGGAGCTATGGCACTTGACACAGCTCCGGCACTATCCATAAAGGCGTGTATCTGGTTTTGTAAGACAACATTTAGTGAATCACCGGTAGACGCCATATTATCATAGGCGTCGGAAATCGTACCGGCGCTATTTGCCATAGCTGCAATATTTTCGGTAAACTTATCTTTCATATTGCCCGTGAGGGACGTGAGCAAACGAAGCGCTTCGGCACTACCGAATAATTGTCCATAAATAGTCTCCGGCAACTGTCCGGTTTCATTAGCATAAGCTTCCACGCTGGACGATAACTCCTGTAAGAAGTTATCAAAGCCACCACAAGCTTTCACACTCGCTGCATTAAAACTGATTCCCATTGCAGCGGCAGCCGTTTCTGCCTCTGATGTTGGTTTAATTAATGAGTTTAATACAGCTGCCAACTGGGTTGATACTTCGGCGGTTTTACCGGTAACCCCTGTTGTGGTCGCAAATACAGCCATTAACTCATCCATAGATATCCCTAAACTTGCTGCACTTCCGCTCACTCGTGGTAACGCGTCTCCGAGTTCTGAAAAGGACGTTTTACCGTTCTTTGCGGTCATTTGGATTTTATCCTGGATTTCGCCGGCTTTGCTCCACTCCATGCCGTAGTTCTTGATCAGCGTTGACGTTACCGTCACCGTCTGGCCCAAGTCCGCAATGCCACCTACCGACGCTCGCGCACTCTGCTCCAAGAACCCTATCCAATTATCCTCCGGAACCCCATTTGAGATTGTCTCATATAGCCCGTTCGCCAACTCCTCTCGAGCCAACGGTATAGTCTTGCTCAGCTCTACAATCTGATCCGTCAACTCGTCAAACTCTTCTCCGCTTTTACCGGCCATGGTGTTAGCTGATCGCATTGCCGTTTCAAAGCTGTTAAATGGAACTGTTAATGCGGTTACAACATCTCGTAACTTATCGATCGCGCGTATCGACGTGTCAAGGACCAACGCATTCTCCGCCATCTTCTGGATACTTTGACCGGCGCGACTAGCACTCTCTACTATGTCGCTAATCGCTTCATCGGCATTGCTCGCCTCGATCGTTAGAGTCCGCAGAACTCCGCCTCCGTCTCCTTTGATTTTTATCTCAAATTCTACCGCTTTCGACATTTTTTATTACCTTTGCGTTGTACTTATTTATTTTATACTCTATTCCTATGAAGTTCAACCCGGGTTGCATTTGGGGCGACATATTACTAATTGTAATGATCTTATATGTGGCGACAAGCTCTATTAAGGTCAAATTTTATCTAATCATAACCGGAGTTGTGCTCGTTCTTATTTTGGGCATACTCCTTATTATTAGTGATCTAACCGATAAACATTAAGTTAGGCCTACTCGCTTCTTCGCGGCTTGATAGCGCGCAAGAATATCCTCCTTGCGCTCCTCTCTGCGAGGCGTTTCCTTCAATTCATGCTCCCATGGGAACTCCATAACGTCCTTTGGCGATAGACTCTTCTTGGTATAAGGTTGTAGGGAGCACATACATATCATGCGTGCCCGTTCCCACGCTGATCGATCTTCGCTTTCTCGACGCCGCTGCCACCCTTCATATATCGAATAGAACTCAAATGGGGTGCACTGGCAAAAG